GCCATCTGACGATTATTATATCGATTGATTTCTCGTTCAAGCTCAATAGATTTATTCTTTTGATATTCTTGTTCGACCTTAAGCATTTCTTTTTTGATCTGAGTACGCTCGGCATAATATGCTTCAATAATCTTTGGCAAAATACCTTGAAACTCTTTATGATAAGTCGAACCATTAGCAGCCACCGAATGTGGTGAAGTAACTTTGTCTGGTGATTCTAAGTAAAAATCCACACCAGACCGCTCTGTCTGAGCCACAAGAGTCTCTGGTGACATGTTGTATTGTACGATTAGATTTGGATATAGAGAATTAAGATCGAAAGAAACGACCCAATCATGTAAGCCAACTTGTGGTTCTTTTACATAACCGCCTGGATATGGATTCTTAATCTTTTCATAGTTAGGCGGAATAGCAATCTTTTTCTTATTAAGCTCACGATAGATAATAGAATCCCATATGGCCGTAGTACCAAACGTATCTTGAAGATTAACACCACCACGATAAGCCATAGTTTGTGCTAGCTGAATAAGACCCATCTTTTCTTCGATGCGATTTACAAGTTGAACATCTTTGATATTATAGTCTATAAACTTCTGATGATCTTCCTTATACAGGGTATATAGATTGCCATGTTCTTCGTAAGATAACTTCTTTTCACCGAGAACGACGTGAGCAATGTGATCAAGCTTGTATGATTCTTGTGCGCCATATGAATATCCAAATTTCTTAAATAGTTCGAGATAATCGGCTTGTTGTATGCCAACAATCTCATAGCCATATTGAGTACGGCCAGTAATTTCTGTATTACGTTCGTTTACCATATTCCATGGAGATAAACGTCTTACGGCTTCAATGCTTCCAATCCTAGAAAGGCGATTAATGAGATAAGGAATATCGAAAAAGCGACTGTTCCAACCGGTAATAATGTCTGGCCGGTTATCACACCAATACTTGTGGAAGCTAGCCAATAGACCTTCTTCTGTATCGAATTTATGATATTGTATAAGATCGCCATGCATTTCAATGTTACATTTTTCATAATCATAATCTCCTAAGCCCCAGACATGATAGACTGAGGATTGACTTGATTTTAAAGCAATAGAAATAATTGGTTGGATTGCTTCTTCTGGCTTTGGAAAGCCGTCATCTGATGCAACCTCAATATCAAAATTAACCACGTTTACTTGACTAGGACGAAACTTGATTTCGTTAGGAAACATGTCAGTAATACATTGTTGAATATAATTTGTATTACCGTATACTTTAAATTGATCAACGTCTTTGTATTTTTCGATAAAGTTTTTTGCATCCCTCATTGAGGGAAAACCCATAGGTTCTACCGGTGTGCCATCGAGGGCAAGCCATTCGGTATTTTTGTTTTTACTTGGGATAAAAAGAGTGGGCGCATATTTAATTCTTTTTTCGACACGTACGCCATTGTCGTTATAGCCGCAATATAGGATTTGATTCCCATAGCGATTTACTGATGTATAGAATGACAAATAAAAACCTCCAACAATATAAGTATTCTATCACATTTTGAGGGGAATGTAAACAAAAAAGGCGCCGAAGCGCCATTTTTTTCTATAATGCCTCCAAAAGTTCTTTGAGTTTTCTTTTAGACTTTCCTCGTACCTTAGCTTTAGATACGTCATTACCACCATCGCCAACTACAACTAGAGCAATCATACCCATTGTTGCGTGTGGTGTACATTGGTACAAATAAACACCTGGAGTATCAAAAGTTATAGTCACTTCTTCATTAATTTTTGATTTCTTAGGTGCTTTCCATCCATCTGGCCCTGCGATGAATTCTACGTTATGTCCCTTTTGTGCCGGTATCCATGTAATTGATGTACCAACTTCTACTCTTGCAATGTCAGTACCGTAAACCATCTTGGCACCATCATCACGTTTATTTAACATTTCAATAGTCATGTCAGCTGCGTTAGCAGCTTGTAAAAATATAGTAGCAAAGAATGTTACTATCATAACAATTATTATAGATTTATTCATATTTTATCCTACTCATGTTCGCCGTTAGCACTTCGACCACTATATTTAGTCATATGTGATGAAGTAGCATTTTTTTCGGCTTGTTCATATACTATTGCGGTTATAAAGATGCCACATACAATTAATATGTGTGCTCCCGCAGTCCATCCAAAAATATGTGGATTGTTTATAATTGCTGCAAAGATTCCACTCCACATCAATGATAATATCGAAAATACCATTAGGCCAAGTTGAGGCGGTAATTTTCTTAATGGCGAATGCTGTATTGTCATTACGCTCTTCCACCAATCTTTAGCCACAATCCACATAGCTAAAGGGGGAAATGCTTTTATACTTTCTTTCATTACTCGTCCTTATTTAAATTATATGGATCATACTGTTCTCCGTTGTATTGGGATCCGGTTTTACCATTTCCTTCTTCAACACCAAAGTTGCAACTAGCAACAATAAGTAGACATCCAAATATAATAAATGTTCCTTTTTTACACCAATCTAAAAATCGTGCGTATGTTTCTTTAGCCTCTTTTTCGGCTTCTTCTCTTGGGCTTAACTCCCCCATCCGGCAAACTCCTCTTTATTTTTCATGCGCTCATGACGTGTCGGGAGATAACCTCCTGGTACTTCGCCAAGGCATTCAAATCCTTTAGCTTGATCAAGCCATTGTCTTTTCTTTTCGTGAGATTCAAATTTCATATCAAACGTTTCACCGGTATTACTATTAAAAATGGAAAAATGCATTTTATTCTGCCTCTACCCATGGATAACATGGTACAATGATTGTTTGTTTACAGTATTTTGCGTTATCCACTAATAATAATGGAACGCCTAAAATAAAGAAGGCACAGATTAGGAAAGCCCATCCAAGCCCTCTAGTAGTACAATAGTTCTCACTCATTCACGATTACTTTTACTATACGTAAAATATTTTTCTAGCATTTCTAATCGTTCATGGGCGTGACCCATAGTTGTTAGTTCTTTTTGTATAGCTTCAACGATATCGCTATGTTCACCTATACCGACAGGATTCTGCATATAGACTTCTATATTAGTCTTGGCTCTTTCTAGTTCGCCTTCTGCATGCATTCTAGCTGCCTTAATTAGTTGCTCTCTCATGTTCTATTACCTCTCAGTGCAAAATATAAACCGCCAACCCAAAGGAATACATGAAAGTTATCATATAAAATAACATCCATAAAGCTTTCAGGTTGACCTACCCATATAACTCCTGTCATAATACTACAAATTGTAATACCGCTGAACCGAGTTATAATATCATTAATTTCTTTTAGCTTCTGCCATATGACAGCGCCACCTACAAGCAAGCCTATACCAGCACCGATCTCACCGTATGCTGCAAACCACCACACAATATAAGGCAAGTCAAAACTTTCGGCACCTTCCATTGTTACTGGCAATTTACTAAAGCCTTGTTGTAGAAATACAATAGCCAGAGGAATACGAAATAGCCAATGACTCATACAAAATTCTGGAATTTTATTAACAACGTTTTTTATCATATCACCTCTGCCCATTGTTTTCTTATTTATAACTTCTTAAGTTCTGTCATACATCTTTTAGACTCCTCGTGGTATCCAAGGCGTGACAGTTCTGCCGCTGCCCGTGAATACCCTATCACCATTGTAGTCCGATCTAACGAAGACCACAGCGCAGATAAGGGCGAGAATATACAAGACATTATAGTTGACATTCATACCCATCCTTTTAAATTGTCATTAGGACCGTAGTCCTTGACCAATTTATAGTCTGGGTCACCCATAGCAACTCTCTTAATGTCTCCTCGACCAATACCGATATCGTTTAATTCTCTATCGTTTAGTTGAGAAAGCTCATTTAAAGTGTTTCTATAAGTTTGTCTTTTACGCAGTTTCTGTAAGAAGTTCTTTACTAGATTTGTCATTGATTACCTCGTTTTGACCAATATTGATTTTACGAGGACGCTTCTCTTCTGGTAGGATGACTTCTAAACTGACTGTCAAAATCCCATCCATCATGTCTGCTCCAGTGACTTCTGTGTATTCGCTTAATCGATACGACTTCTTAAACCTTCGAGCACTAATCCCTTTGTGAACATAACTATTTTGATCACGCCTCTGCGGTCTATCACCTGTGATAGTAAGCACGTGGTCTTTGACTTCAATGTCGATATGATCTTTATTGAAACCTGCTACTGCAAGCTCAATCTCATATTTCATATTGTCGTGTTTAATTACGTTATGTGGGGGATAAGTATCCTTCGCATGGCTGTGTATTGATTCCAGCTGATCGAAGATGTGGTCGAAACCTAAGAATGCGTTTCGGGGGTATACGAAATTACCTGTCATGTTTTCCTCCTATGACTAGCAAGGTTAAAATGGGCCCGACCATTCGGCACCCATATTATTTATATAGTGTATCTATTCAAAAAGTACATAGCAGATATACATTTTTTTACTTATTTCCGATATTATATTTAGGACAAAGTTCCCATTGATCCTTTTCTTTAAACGGAATAATTTTGATTTGCCGTAATGGCGCTAGCGGTTTAGCTTCTTCATTATTTTGAATTTCAACTAAACCCCAGTCTGACATCAAAGTAGTAATAGTATTTCTACGTGCTACGTCGTTTTCTTCTAAATTTGCTTTCTTACCATCAAGTAAGAATAATTCTTTAAAATGTACAATAAAATATCTGCCTTGTTTATGTAATATATGACAAGACTGAAATAATTTTTTATCTTTTCGAGATGCGACACCTATTCGTGTCAATGTTTCACGAACCTTTAGAAAATCGTCTGGTTCGTTTAGAGTTACTTCCAGCATAGTAGCTGGAGACCACTCAACGATTGTTGTTTCTTCCACCTTTATTCACCTTCTTCTTTAACCCATTTATTTGTTCGGGTGACAGAAGTGGCAATATTTGACGAGCTTTTTCATTGCTATAGCCATAATATTCTTTTACCACTTCGACGTCACTCTCAATCTGAGGCTTTATCCATTTAGAAAAGCGTTTGCGCTTTCTAACCATATTTATAAGAAAGTCAAATTGTAGTTTATTATCGAGGTGGTGATAACGATTCATTTCGTTAGCTAGTGCAACAGTGTCATTAAAGTAAGAAAGTGAACGATTAACCATAAAGCTATTATATGCTTTTTCGGTTATATCATCTGTTATAACATCTTTTTTAGTTGTATTAATAGCATTTAAAAATTCAAAGGGATTCATTAAATAGTTTCTCAATTGCTTCTAAAGTTTCAAATGTATCTTCTGGATCTGTTACGTGAAAACATCGATGAGGGAATGATTGTATTTTTGAAGCAAAAGGATAATCATTTCCACCTTCTTGAGTATCGTCGCCAAAAAAGATAATACTATTATACAACTCTTCTAGCGGTTTGTACACCTGTCCTTTATCTCTTCCGTTCTCACATATATCAATACCAGTTTCACCAGCTATTTGAGCCGAGTATGTATGAAACAACCCGTTGAATTCATCAGCTAGTTCTTGTCTTTCATTATTTTTATTGTCGTATTCAACGTATTCTTGCCTTTGTTCATCACTACAACCTCTACCTATAATAGAAAAATTCATCATACCAGGTCTGAGGTCTACATGTTTAGAACCAGTTCTATGTGGAAATTTACTTTCTTCCATTTTTTGTTTACACCAAGCAAGCATCATCTTAGGCATTTTAAATTCAGGCGCAGATTGTACTAATTTATCTTTTACCCATAATTCATTACCTGCACATTGATAACAACCTTTGACTACTTTAGTAAGGTCGCCAAGTTGCTCTTGTGTTTTTGGAAAGTCAGATCCTGTAAGAATATAAATGTCCACTGTTTCAGCTAGTGACATTAACTTTTCTTTATGTTCTGGAGCAATAGATTGTCTACTCGGAGTTATAGTTCCATCAACGTCAAATACAAGACAATTGTTTTTCTTGGTTGATGCAACTGCATCTTTTATTCTTTTACCTAGATTTTCACCAGTTAATTTTCTAGTGTCAATGTCTTTGTTTATCCACACATCATGACCAGGCACTCTCCAATAAAGCATAGGAACAGTCCTATGATTTTTCTTTCGCATAAAGTTTTTAGCTTCTGCGTCTTTGGTAATGTCTATAGTCTGAAAGCCTTCGGCTTCGTCCATTTTGCTCAACATCCTTTTCATGATCTCGCAAAAATGGCACCTAGGCTGTGTGTACAATATTAACATTAATTGTGATCGTCCTTATGAAAGCAATCGAATTGTAATCTATAATATTCATTTGACATATGTTTTTGCCAATTGGAATTATGTACAAGAATCTCACATTGAGGTTGTGTAAATTTTTCTTTCATTACATACTGATTACCTATATATTCCCATGCAGTGCCATTATTGCCCCACATGCTAATTACTAAAACAAATTCTTTCATTATTTAAACTCTACGTTTGCCATTATCTCCGTCATACAAGCTACAACATTCAATTCATGGTCTGCCACAAAGGCTTGTTTATATTGATAGTCAGCTAAAATTAAAACTAACTGCGGTATTGACCTGCTGGCTACGGTATCTGTCATACTATCGTATAATCCACGAAAGATAGATGAGGCGTCAACGTCCATATTATTGGCAACCCAATGCCTCATCTTTTTAAAATCTTTGTCTTTTAAATGGCTGGTGAGATCATTAATGGAATTAATGCCATTGCTGCTATTATTACCATTAATGCCGCTATTACTAAATCCACCCCTTTGCCCTTCATTTAATACTCTCCTCCAATCTGGAGCGTATTTCATAACGAGATCTGCCGCGGCATTTTTCTCGAACGTTACGCCTTCTTGATTTAATATATTTATAAACCGTTTAAAGAACTCAGCGGCAAGCTCTGCCATTTCTTTTTTGGTCGTATTAAATTCATAAACACCACAACGAGAATGTAATGGTTCAATAATACGGTTTTTAAAATTACAAGTAAGAATGAATCTACAATTATTACTAAACTCTTCAATAAAACCACGAAGGGCAGGTTGAGTAGATTGAGGATTTAAATAATCTGCTTCGTCTAATATAACGACTTTAACGCCACCCTGTAAAGATACAGATGACGCAAATTGTTTTATCTTACCACGAAGAGTATCAATGTTACCTTCTTCTGAACCATTGATTACAATATAATCTAAACCTAGTTCATTACACAATGCTTTAGCAACTGTGGTTTTACCTAAACCGGCAGTACCGGTGAAAAGCATATTAGGCAATTCACCAGTATCTACCATCTTCTGAAACACATCTTTTAATCGGGGAGGCAGAATCGTTTCAGAAATCACTTTTGGTCGATATTTTTCGACCCATAAAAATTCACTTGACATAATCTTTCCTTCATAATATATTATAACACGTTTTCAATGGAAAGTAAATTATGTTTGTGCTTGCTCCTGCTGATAATTTTCAGCCATTTGAATAATTTGTACACACTGATCACGAAGTGTACCAATAGTAGAAAGCTCTTCGCCTTTAAATCCACCACGTTGACACATTGTATCAATCACTGCAATCATACTACGAGCAGCACGATTTGATGTTTCATACATAGGAGCATGAGGATCTGTATCTGCTTCTGGTTTTTCTTCTTTTTTATCTGACATATTATACTCCGAAGGTTGATGTCTTTTCAAGGGCTATCCAATATTCGATACCCATTTCTTTGTTAACAAAATGTGAAATTAATTTTGATGAGATACCAACTTCATAATCACCCGGAATCATTTTAAGATTTGCAATATTAAATACAAAGTTGAAGTTGTCTCCAGCAAATTCTCCACTCACATCAATAGAGAATGCATTTGATGTTGCATTTTGACTATCAACAACAGATAGACTAAGCACACCATCTTTTCCTGTAATAGAAAGTTCTGAATGACCAAGTGTTGATGCTGCTCTCTTAATACGACCTAACGTATCTTGATCTAAAATAAATGACACATCAGCTGGTGGCATTTTTACGTCTTTAGTGGGAGTCGTCAACATCTCTGGATCAGAGTAAAAGTATTTGACACGAGAACGATTGCTACTATCTGTAACAACTACGTAATCATTTTCGAATTTAAGTCTTGGTTCTCCGACAAGACCAATAACACCTAGGAACTCATTGAGATCGTAGATGCCAAACTCTTGTGGAAAGTCTTCGGCAAGCGTGGCTGAAGATAACACATTACGTGCCTCAGTCATTGTCTTGATTGTATTGCCTTGTTGAATTACGATATTTGGATTAATCGATGCGTAATTCTTCAATACTGAAAGTGTTTCGTCTTTCAATTCCATAATATGTCTCCATCCTGAATCATTAATCATACTATTATATCACATCTTCAAGAGTTTGTAAATCTTTTATTTTACTAAAATTCTTTTCTTTTACAAATTCTATCTTATCTTTAAATTTACCGTCAAGAATATCACCTTTATGTGATATAATAAACGTATTCGAATTCTCATCAAGAGAATGCAGAATCTTCATTAAGTTCTCAACACCATCATGATCTAAACTTGAATCGAATGTTTCATCAAGTAAAAGAAGATTTGTTGATATCGAGTTTTTCATTTTAGCAATCATTCGCCATGTGAATAATAATGCTAAGTCAATACGTTGCTTTTCACCTTCAGAAAAAGAATCATATGAAAACTGATCTCTATGACGTGATCGAATAGTTTCAGTAAAGCTTTCATCTAAATCAAAGTGAACATAAAAATCTAATATTTGTAAATACTGATTTACTAGTTTATTAATTACTGGAATATATTGCTTAATAATCTTTGTCTTAATGCCTGTATCTTTCAGCATCTCTGACATAACATTGTTGTATGAGTATTCTTCGTTTAACTGAAACTTTGACATGTTAAACTCGTTAGCAGTATTTTGCATTACTTCGAGTTCTTCTTTTGCTGTTTCAATATCACCAGTTTGATTTAATTCTTTTTCTAAATATTCTATTTCATTTTGTATTCTAGCTATAGATTGATTATTACTATTCACAGTAGATTGTTTTGACCTAATAGCATTTAGATCATCCGATACTTGTGTGATTGAATCTTCTATTTCACCAGACTTTATTGATGCTTCGTCCATAGCATCTTTTAATTCTTTCGCTTTCTCCTTCGAGGATTGTAATTTATCATTCCTGACCGACTCAGTAATTTCTTGTGAACAGGTCGGACAATTTTCATTCTCCTCATAAAATTTTGATTCTTTAACAACTTGAGACATTTGTTGTCTGAATTGAGCATTATATTGTACAAAAACTTGTTTGCGATCGTGTAATGCGTTAAGTTCTTTTTCAAGTGGTTTTTGTTTGTCTTCGACCTCTGCAGAGATTTCAGCGTTCTCTTTAGAAAGCGAGGCGAGATCTTTCCTAAGTTTATCAACCTGTACATCTTTTTGTTCTTTAGCTGTTTTATTAAGTGCTTTTAAGTCACTAATATATTTTTTCTGTGTGTCTATTTTATTTGTTTCGACATCTAATTTAAAAGATAAATCTTTCATTTTATCTCTCAATACTGATGTTTTTTCTTTTAATAAACTATTCATTTTTGAGAATACATTAATATCCAGAAGATCCTCGATAACATCTCGCCGGTGTTGTGCAGGGAGTTGCATGAAAGGAACAAAGGAGGAGGACCCCAAGACAACAATCTGGTGGAAGCTTTTATGATTTAGCTTCAAGATGTTTTGCTCGAGAATCTTCTGGTACTCTTTGGAATGAGATGACTGATTTATCATGTCGCCATTCTTCCAAATCTCAAATACGTTTGGCTTAATGCCACGTATAACTTTATATTGTGCTTTACCTATTACAAATGTTACTTCAACCACACAGTTTTTATTATTAACTGTGTTTATAAGTTGTGGTTTATTAATATTGCGATGTGGTTTACCAAACAAACCAAATGCAATTGCATCTAGCATAGTAGATTTACCGGCACCGTTCTGGCCTACAATCAAAGTAGACTTAGATTTATTAAGATCAATGTGAGTCCAATTATTTCCGGTAGATAGGAAATTCTTAAACCTCAACGATGTAAATATTATCATACTGTTTCAATAGCCTGTGCTTCAGTCATAAGATTACGCATAGAAAGTTTTAGTCTGTCTTTATCTAATTCAGTTTCTACTGCTTCAATATACGTATCTAATAGTTCACTCGTTTCTTCAATAGAAACAGATTCATCTTCTACGTTAGATCCTAAAAACTCGTCGAAGTTTTCAGCAATCTTGAGATCATGAATCTTTCTATTTTGTATTCTATCAACAAATCGATCAAATGTAAATATATCTTTTTTATTGACTATAACTATTTTTACAAACTTACCATCTAAATTAGTTACGTTATACTTATTATAATCTGTTTCTTCGTCATTGTACACTATTTTTTGAAATAAAGTATGATTATTTTGTATTGCTTCTAG